GGCGAACACGCGTTCGCTTGACGACGGGCTCGGGGTCGGGCATACTCGCAGGGTCGGCGAACGCCGACAACAACCCAACAGGAGAAACCAATGACCAATGAAGAAGATGTTCTGGCACAAGTCCAGCAGATAATGGACGAGGCAGGCAAGGCGCTTGGCTCAGACAGACCAGAGAGTATCAACTCTGAGTTCAGAGCAGTAGAGCAAGCCATGTGGGGCGAACTCGGCAAGATAGATGAGACACACCAGATGTTCTCTATCTCAGTTGTAGATGAGCCAAGCGACAGGGAGCAAGCGCTCAACGATGTCACCAACGGCAAGGCACATCTTGTCCAAGGTGATGGCACTATCGAAGGGCATAGCGCCGACACGCTTGTCAACCTCAAGCATGTCGCAGATGCCCCAGACATCTACGAGGCACTCAACGACAAGTGGCTCTCACTTGACCTTGCTAGGGACAAGGACACCGTTGGTGTTCTTGTACGGCTTGGCGCAAAGTCCTCTACGACACCAGACCAAGACGAAGACACCAAGCGCGACTGTACCGTCACCATGATGGTGATGGCAGGGCACTTGTATGTTGCCGTTAGACACCACGATGACACAGACAACCCTGTGTACAACACCATTCACGCAGAGGACTACAAGGGAGAAGACCGATTGGTCAATGCGCTACTCACCTTCCATGTAGCAGCAAAGATGCTGTTTGAGCAGAACAGGGAAGTAGCAGAAGCAATCTACAAAGACCTCTCTCGCCAACGCGAGAAGGAAACAAGCAATACCAACAACAAACAACAGTCCAAGGAGGACAAGTAACAATGGATACCCAACAGCAAGAAGCAACACTGACAGCATGGCAAAGAGCAGAGTTCGCCATGGAGCACTCCAACAGAGTGCTTCTGTACGGACTCCCAGGAACAGGCAAGACCTACTTCGGTCTGACCCATGCGCTCAACGGCAAAGCCTCATACAGGCTTGCTTGCACTGAGGAGATGACAGAAGCAGACCTCATTGGCTTCTGGAGGCGCAAGCAAGACGGCACTCTCGGTTGGTACGAGGGCGTTGGCATCAAGGCATGGCGCGAAGGCGCAAGGCTCGTCGTTGATGAAGTCAATCGCATCAACGGTGATGTTGAGAGCAAACTCATGATGCTGCTTGACACAGAGGCAAGCGCTTCATGGCAGAACCCTGACACAGGCGAGGTGGTCAAGCCACATAGCGCCTTCAGTGTCGTAGCCACCATGAACGGACAACCAGAAGACCTAGCGCCAGCAGTGCTAGACCGAATGATTGTTCGTTGCGAGGTCAATGTGCCAAACCCCAAGGCCATTGAGGCACTGCCAGAGTACTTGCGTGCTCTTGCAAGCACCTTCACCTCAAGCGACGCAGAGCACCGTTACTCGTTGCGCTCCTTCGTGGAGTTCCACAACATGTACCAGCGCTCAGGCAACATGCCCTTCACGGCACAGGTGGTGTTCCCAGAGGTGGCAGAGTCCATCTTGGACTCACTCGCCATCGTGGCATCGGAAGTAGGCACTAATGCCTAAAGCCAAGTACAGTGTGAGCAAGTTCGCTCCAGAAGCACTTGATGTTCGCAAGAAAGCCAAGCACAATCGCTTTGAGTCCACTGGCGCAATGCCAACGACTCTTGACGGTGTCTCGGTTGTCATGTCGGACTCAGAGAAGAGCCACTTGTACTCAGCCCCAGAGTCAGAAGGAGCAGAGTTCAGGCGACTACGACGCTTCGGCTTGCTTCTCTCACGCTACGGACTTGTCGACAAGAACAAGTTCGCCAAGAAGAAAGACATACCGTTGGAGATAGTGACTTGCGCTGAGCGCCTTGTCGCAACATCGGCATACAAAGACATCTACGGTGGAGACCCCACAGTAGGAACAGTCAACCTTGTGCCCTTGGCGTCAATGCTCAACAGCAAGGACTGTCCACCATCAGCACTAGCCCATGCGTTATCGTATGCCAATACGGCAGCGTTCCCACAACTCTTGGAGTTGATTGCGAACCACGACATGCGCATGGACTTGCTCAATGTGGCACAGAACTGCCTTGATGAGAGGTCAGTAAACTATTACGCAAACCACATCAGGACATACATCAACAAGCAAGGTACAGGGAACACCCGTTACACCAACGGCAAGTACGAGTACCTTTGCCAGATGCTGATGAGGGCAGTGGACTCTTCGGAGGCACGACGCAAGCATCGTGAGCAGCAAGAACTTGAGCGCCAAGCAGAACGGCAACGCAACCTGCGAGGAAGCGACAAGTACAAGCGCATACCCACAGACAAACTTGAGGGCAAGCGCATTGCTCGCAAGGGACAACCTGTACTGCGAGAGATAATCCCCAGCATTGACGGTTGGGCTTTCGCGCTACTTGAGAAGATGCCACTGACACTCCCACACACGGGGCGCAAAGGCAGGAAACTGATACCCATGCCGTATGGCAAGAGCATCAAGTTCATTGCCAGAGAGGACACCGACCCAGAACAGAGGGTGTTCACTCGCAAGACCCGTAGCAAGGGAGGCATCGTGGTAGTTGACTGCTCTGGCTCAATGTCGTTTGACGAAAGCGACCTTGACAGAATCATGGCAGCAACAGCAGGCGCAACAGTAATCTGCTATTCCTCAGGCTACGAACCACAAGGAGCAAACATGTGGCTAGTAGCACAGAACGGCAGACGCACAAGTCGCTTGCCCCACTTCCCAGGCAACAACGGTGTAGATGGGCCAGCACTGGAGTACGCAATGTCCTTACGCAAGCACAACGAGCCTGTTGTATGGATTAGCGACACCAGAGTCACAGGCGCAGATGACACATGCTCCCAGTACCTACGGGACTGGTGCTTGTCGTTCTGTGAGCGCCACGGTGTGTACATCACGCCCAACTCCTACGAAGCAGCAAACCTGCTTACCAAGATACAGCAAGGCAAGAAGCCAAGAATACGCAAGTTCCAACGAGCAACAGGAGGATACAAGAACTATGTCTAACGACAAAGAACTGATGAGCGAAGTAGCAAGCATCATAGATGAGGCTAAAGAGCGCATCAACAAAGCAAGAGCAGACGAGGCAAAGAACGCCCTATTGGCACTAGCCAAGAAGGCAGCAGAAGACAACATGCTCCCCACAGGGCAGCAAGTTCTCTTCTACCTCGTGTCAGCAATACCCATCAGTGATGTGAATGCCGATACGGCAATACGCCCACCTGGGACAGAGGACAAGACAGTAGAGCAACTGCACGAAGAAGGATACACAGGTGGGGCAGTCACAATGCCCTTCACCTTTGACACCTACGACGACGCAGTAGGCAACCTTGAGAGCAAAGTCGGAGCAATCATCGCCGACTACTCCCAACAACAAAAGCCATGGGCATCAGTGACATGTCACAAAGAACAAGGCACGACCACATACATCATGGTCGCAGCAGCCTGCGTGACAGTACACAAAGTGCTACCAACAGGCGACACTGTCACCTCGCACTACGACCCAGAGACCAGTGAGGCAAAGGACATCGACCAAAGCCTCTACAAAGCAGGCAAGCGCATAGTCCAAGCCCAATACACCTTCACCGTTGCCCCACAAGCAATGAGGAAGCAATTCCCAGAGACCTACAAAGTCATGCTGGAACAAGCCCTCAAAGCCCTAGGAGAAAGCAATGATGAACAATGAGCCAAGCGCTTTGCTTATTGGCACTCTTATTGTGCTTCAGGACACGGCAGCCAGTCGCTCTGGTGCTGGACTGTACATCAGAGCAGGCATAGCAACCCTCCTGATACTTGCGTTCTTCTACGCAAGACAAGCAAGCAAATAGCGCAGAGAGACTACGGGTAGGCAGCAATTACCCTCCTAACCTCCTGAAACCTGCCCGTAGTCTCTTGTTATCAGCAGAAACCTCGTTGCGCTACCGATGTTGCGTGCTAATACGCACATGCGCCCACGACCCCCCGAACAGCCGTTCGCTTGACGGGGTGGCTGGGCTGCCGTACGCTGGGGTTGTCGGCGAGATGGTCTCTCTGACAAGCACTCAGGAGGGTGCTACATCATGAACAAGCAAGATGAAGAAGCAATGAAGCAACTGGAGGGTGCCAAGCAACAACTGTTGCGTGGTACTTGGACAAGTCCAGACACTACAGCCAAGAAAGAAACTTGGTACATTCAGTGCCATGAGACTCAAGTGGCTGGTAAGCCTGAGGCTGGTCGGGTTGTCTATGTGACGAAGTCACGAGGAGCCTTCCAGTTGGTGGAACTGGTGGAGAACAAGGGTGCTAAGACCGACAAGAACGGTCTGGCTGTGTCACTCTGGACTGCCAAGGTTCTTGCCTAGTTGAGCAAGGGAGTTGGGGGGAGGCGCAAGCCTCCCCCCTTCTTGCGCTACCGATGTTGCGCGTGAATACGTGCAACGTGGGGGTATGTGGGAGGGGCGAACAGGTGTTTGTGTTGACATTCTCGGTGGGTTCGCTAAGGTGGTGGGTGCCGAGGGGATGGTCTCCGAGGCAAGCCCTCTCAGGAGGGGGGCTCAGTATGGCAACAGCAAAGGAACAGAGGCTCAACGGCCTCAAGAAGGCAATTGGCGACATCCCACGTGGCAAGTGGTACTCACCAGATACCACCACGAAGAAGGAGACATGGTTCGTATCCGTGGCTCAAGGTCAAGCGGTAGGGATGCCTATCGAAGGTGACTATGTGTGGGTTGCTAAGAGCCGAGGTGCCTTCCAATTGGTGGAGGTCACCACGCAAGCAGGGGAGCACGTTGACAAGGAGGGACTCAAGCGAGCCCTCTGGAATTGCAAGGTCGTGAACGACCTCTAGAAACCCGAGGGGAGGGGCTCGAGCCGCAAGGCTCGGGCTCCTCCTCTTTTTTTTTGCCCAGAAGGAACTAGGGGTATGCCGCTACCGTAGGGGGGTGGGGAGTCAATATACTCGTTCTCTCTATAGAGCCATTTCTTGGGTAGCCCAAGGTTAAGAGTCAGGTTTATCTTTTGGCTTCGGCTTCTACTGGTTGCTGGTTGCTGGTTGCTAGTTGTTCTTAGCCCCCCCAAGTTCTGTTTTACGTCTGAACCCGTCTGTTCTGTATACCGAAAGAAGACGACAAGCAACGGTCCCCTTTTCAGGCCACTATCCCGTGCGGTCTAACCATGCTGCCCTGGCTGTTGTAAGCGAGGAGGAATGTAACCGTTTAGGGTCCGTATTCGTTCTGTTGTGCGCTAGAGGGTAGCAGGTGATTTCGGCGGGTTGCAACATGTGCTACTCTTTTTTTATGGCTGACAAGAAGAACAAGAAGGGTTTGACCCGCGGGCAGATGGCTCAGGCTAAGCGTATGTCTGGTCAGGCTGGAGTGATTTTGGCCAATCAGAGGTACTTGGAGAAATATGCAAACCCTGGTATTGGTTTGGTGTTCCCGAAGACTGGTCGCAAGTTGACGGTGTCTGAAGAGTTGGCTAACTTCCGTGCTGACCCTCGGTTGAAGAAGAAAAAGGGTTGACGTTAGGTTTCTGGCTGTAAATGCCTAAGGGGAAACGTAATGTAAGTGCGGAGGACCGCGCTATTTTTTTTCAGGCTATTCAGTCTGGGATGAATATGAAAGAGGCTGGCCGTTTGGCTGGCATCTCGTATACGACTGCCCGTAACTGGATGGCTCGGTCTAAGCAAACCAAGATTGAGTTGGATGAAGCCAAGTTGCAAACTGGGCGTGGCACTGGTGGTAATACGCTCACCCGCGATTTAAATGCGATGCGGGATGTGCCACCTGTTATTCCTGGGTCTCGTTTAAAGGAGCGCGCTCAGCGGGGACTTGAGGATTTCGATTTTTTTCGTCGCGTCTATTTGGGTCGTGTGCCATCCAATTGGCAGGTTGATGCCGCATACAAGATTGTTGAACGCTTGGAGAGCAAGGACAAAAAGTTCCTGGTATTGAATTGTCCTCCTGGCGCTGGCAAGTCAACCCTGTTCCACGATGTGGCTGTTTGGGCGATTGTGCGTAACCGTGCGGTTCGTGTGATGATTGGGTCGATTTCTCAAACTCTGGCAAAGATGTATAGCCGTCGTATTCGTGAGACATTGGAACGTACGGTGCCTCTTCGTCCCGACCCCGAGTTGGTGAAACGCGGGTTGGCATTGAACGCTGAAGCATGTTTGGCTTTGGACTATGGGCGTTTCAAACCGAACAATGCTGGTGCTTTGTGGCGAGCCGAAGAGTTCATCGTTGAACAGTATGCAGGTGGCGGCTTAGACAACAAAGAGCCAACCGTGTCTGCGTACGGTATTGAGTCAGAGTTCATTGGTCACCGCGCCGACTTGTGTTTGTTTGACGACGTGGCTTCTCCAGAGAACGCCAAGGAGTCGGTGGCTCGCGACAAGCTGATTGAACGTTGGGACTCTATGGCTGAGGCTCGCGTAGACCCAGGTGGACTACTGGCTGTTATCGGGC